TCTTACTTTGTCAGTAACTTGAAAAGAATAAAGTGTTTCATTGGTGATAGGATCATTCTGCAATGTGTCGAGAATGACCTTCTGATCAAAACGGAAGTTTGTGCCTCTATCACATCCAGTGAAAGAGTTTGCAGTTTTACCTGTATATCTGACAATCTCTCTACCTAGCAAAACCTTACCAGATCCTGGATAAGGTGCAGTTGACTCAGTATAGATTGTCTGAGCACCAGTGGTTACGTCGGTAAGAATACCTGACAAATTGTAAACAACAGAGTTTAGAGACTGTCTGTTTCGTGCAGTCTTAATCAGGTTTGTATCTCTAGTAAAGATAACCTGAGGAGCGTTAACATAACCATCACCACCTGTTAGCAGGTCAATGGTTGTGATAGCACCAAGATCAATATATGCCTGAGCACTAGCACCAGATCCACCACCACCAATAATTTGAATCAGAGGTGGGTCTTCAAAGAATTCACCAGCATTGGTAAGTGTGATTGCAGTAACTTTACCGAATGGGTTGACGCCAGCAACACCAGTTGCACCAGATCCACCACCACCTGAGATGATGATATTAACGTCTTCTTCTGTATAGTTTCTACCAAACTCTTCAATAGCAAGACCTGTAACCAGACCTGTGATAGGCACCAATTCAGATCCAGATCCACCACCACCTCTAACTTGTGCAGTAGCATTAAAATATTCATCACCAAACTGAGTCATCTGGATGAAGTCAATACCACCGTCTGGCTTCAGGAAAATCTTACCTTCTGCAGGGACAGTTGCACCATCATCTTCAATCTCCAAACGCATGGGATCATATCCCTCACCTGGATCAAGCACTTCAACAGCAGTGATCTCTCCAGCATCACCTTCAATAACTGGTCTAAGCACAGCATCCCTAATTGGTGTGCCACAATTTTCAATACGAAGTCTAGGAGGATCAGCAGGGTCATACCCGCTACCTCCAGCAGTAACGTAAACCTCTCTTACCCCGAATATACTATTGAATACGGGGAAGATAGCGGCACCAGATCCAGGAACTGTTCTTGGCATTAGACAACTACGAGATTACCGACCATCCCACCATGGATGGTGCATTGATAGACATATGTTGTGCCCGCTGCAAGAGACATGGGCACGGTCCAATATTGGACACCAGTTTGAGATCCACTCACACCAGCAGTTACAGCAGATCCACCATTTGTTTGTCTCAGAGCAAATGGGTGACCAGATCCAGTGGTGTTATTAAACCTATAAGTGAATCCACGATAGACATAGATTGTTGGGTTACCACTACCATTCCAACCATTATTGCTGAAGTTATAACCAGTACTTGTGCTTCCAGAAATCTCAAAACCAACAGCAGGAGTTGCAACTGCTTCAACCTCACCAGACGCATTAGTAATGAAATTCTGATTTTCCGACAGGGTTGTGCCACTGGTAAGATACAGATCAGCAACAATAGAAACTGTGCTACCAGAAACGGATGTAGTAATACCATTACCACCAGCGACCGTGATTACCCCTTCAACATCAGCAGAGGTATAAGATCCACTGTCACCATTAACACCTTGAATAATAAACTGGTCCGCGTTGGGTGAGCTATTTGTGATCGTCAGATTATCACCAGAAATAGCAGTGGTGATCCCAGTGCCACCGATAAAGTTAATAGCAGTAGTAGTAGAATTAGCCGTCTTCGACCCTGAGTCAGAGCCGATAACAGAGAAGAGGTTTTGATCTTCATCGCCCAACGTCCCCGTCATGTTGATTGTTAGGGTATCTCCAGCAATAGATGTGGAGATGTTAGTGCCACCAGCAACAGTAAGCACATCAGTAGGAGCACTCGCAGTAGTAGACCCCGAATCAGCATTGATACCTTCAAATAAATTCTGTGTAGTGCCACCACCACCGCCAGATCCAGTTTCATCATTGTCTGGATACCAGTGGCTATTAGCAGCAGACCATTTAAGGACCTGACCATCAGAAGGACCACCGCCGACTGTCATGTCAACGTCAGTCAACTCACCAATGGATGATGTGGAATCAATCAACTGAATCCAAGATCCATGTGCCATGTAACCATGTCCCTCAGCGTGGACATGAGCAAACATACCATGGTGTGTTGCTACATCAGGTAGATCTGCCAAGGTTGCATATGGAGCAGACCACTTAAAGTATCCATCAGCACCGTCAACATATGCCAGTGCGCTACCAGCACCACCACGCCAGAATTTAATATCACCACTACCATCAGGTTGGATGTTAATATCTCCATTACTTTCAGACACAATTTTATGTGTCTTGACGTTGAGGTCTGCACTCAGTGCATCAAAATGTCCCTCAGCAAATTGAGATCCATTCCATTTCAACACTTGCCCTGAGGCAGGAGTGCCGACATTCACCAACAAGTTGGTGTCATTACCAAGAGCGGTATAGATCTCGTCAATAACGCTATTCAGCTTGATAGCACCATCTCTGAGACTATCACCTGTCCCGTCGTTTGCTGACGCTCCAATACTAAGATTCTGCTTTGCCATGGTTGGTAGATTTCTACAGTGTTATTTAGGTGCCATCGAAGGTTTGCGCCGTAGAGTCCAGTGTGCTCTGCGTGCTGTCGAATCTATTAGCGGTAGATCCGCTACCACCACCAGATCCAGTGACAGTTAATACTGCTGCATTGGAGTCAAGAGGTGAGTTTTCCGCTTGGGTTGGGACTCCCAAAGGTCCAATGATACGGCAACGGAATCTGTATCCCGTCATGTATCCTAGGGTGCTGAGAGTGTAAGAGTTTGTGGTCGCGCCTGTGATAGCAGCAAATGCGAAACCACCATCTGTGGATCGATACCACTGATATGCAATAGGTCCGTTTTCTGGAGTAATCTCTGCCTGCACAGTAAACGTTGCTGTCTCGCCAGGATTTGTTGTTGCATTCTGAGGTTGTTGTGTAAACACCAGAGTTGCAGCAGGAGGTGGTGTCCCTCCACCACCGCCACCTCCGCCAGGAGTTGTGGGTGGTTGTAATGTAAAGTTTGTATTGATAGTCTCTCTAGTAGACTTTCCAATCATGTATGGAAATTCAGGAGAATCAAGATCTTCTGGGTCTACAGATAAGAAATATGCATATGTGCCATTCTGAAATTCTGGTGTGATACAAAATCTACCATTATGGTAGTCAAGGTCACCAGTCGCCTCTACATACTCCCAGTCTTCGACCAGTGCCCCTGCGGGAGGGTTTTGGATAGTATTACCATAGTCAGGTCTCCCATCTGCTTCAACTGATTTAGTTGCATAGGAAGATGACATAATTCTAGGACCACTCAGATTATCCCAAGGTGAATCGTAAGCATAAGGTCCATAGATGGGGAATCCATCAAACGCAATACCAACGATCTTAGAATGACCGTCAGGATGTCTCAGGTTGTCACCATTATATTGTGTGCTTCCATAATAATCATTGTATCCTGCCATCGCTGATCCAGCACGCCAACAATCTAGAAAGTGCGTGTCATGATAGTGATACTGTCCATTCTGCTCAGGATGCCCACCACAATCATCATCACCAAAGTCCACGGGGGATTGTGGGTAGTGGGCATTCCAACTGAATCCTACTGGCGGGTTACCACCATTACCCGCAGAAGGGTTAAACAAAGCAACGCCGTTAGCGGCAATGCCAATAGTGCCCAGAGGAGTTGCACCTCTGCCATTCCGTTGATCATAGTACTCATAAGTGCCTGTTGTAAGAGACTCTTGGTCTCTCATAATCAAGTCAAGTCTATCCGATGTTGCCAACCAACATTCATCTTCAATAGATGTAAAAGTAGTGCCCTTATAAAGGAATACTCTTTTAATGCCATCACTAAAGGTAAACATTAGTCTGTCACCTACCTGAATCTCATCTCCAAACAAAGAATTGTCATTCAAAGATATAGTGATGGATCTAATGAATCCATCTTGATTCCAAGTAGCAGAATCGAAAGTACGACTAATACCAAAGGATCCACCACGGTAAGTGAAAGCATGATCAAAGTCCTGCTCTGCTACCGTGTTAGGGTTGTTTTCATTAGGAAACGTGCCAAAACTTACAGGAGCGGGGAGACCGTCCGCCGCTACCGTAAGAATGTCAGTGGCATCGTTAAAACTTGCCGTTGCTCCCATGGTTTTACTTTTATTTAGATGTCGTCGAAGATTTGTACTGGACTGAAGTTAGAAATTACCGTAGCACCAGTCTGGACCGTGAGGATAGCAGACAGTGAGTAGACAGGTGTAGCACCTGCAGCAGTAATTGCAACTCTGTATTCATCACCATCGTCTGCCTGAGCGGCATTGCTGGTATTGTAGGTTGCTTGGTTAGCGCCAATGATATTGCTCCAAGTAGTTGTGCCATACTCCTTCTTCTGCCACTGGTAGTTAAGTTGCTGACCGTTGGTGACAGTAGCAGCAACCGTAAAGGATGCAGTCTGACCTTGGTTAACAGTAACGTTGACAGGATCCTGAGTTATTGCAATCGTGCCAGGATCGATAGTGACACCACCCTCACCACCAGATTCGGAGGCGTCGTAGATGTCTCTACCACCATTCACGGGCGTGCCTGAAGGATTAACAAAGTCATCAGGGACAACGTTGTCGATCTGGACGATTGGATTTAGATAAGAAGTGCCAGGAGTCTTCACGTCAATGCGTGTAACACCCATGAGTGCCTTAATGCGACCGTCGAAACCAGAGGAGGAGATCACATCCACGTTAGGACGTGAGGTGTAACCATCACCAGGATTGGTGAGAATCGCACTTGTTAACTGACCAGAGCGGATAGTTGCCAGTGCAGCAGCGTTACGACCCTTAACAGATCCTGTGTATTCAAAGGTAATCAAGGAGTTGGAAGATTCGATCAGAGCAACGTCACGAGCAAATTCCTCACCGTCAATCTCAAGTTTGTCACCTGCTTCCACAGGAGGCACAACGGTTGCAGCGATCACGTCTGTGTCAGATCCAATGTAGGAGAATCCAACGAAGGTTGATCCTGCGCGAGGCACTTCAGCGAAGATGATTCTAGATCCGACGATCTCGTATGCGACGCCAGGTTCCTGAATGATACCGTTGAGTGAAACAATGATGTTGTTTTCTGGGCGGATCACGTTAGAAGAAACACCCTCAGTCAGAGTCAGTGAGTAGAAGAGACCTTCACGTCTGAGGTTGAAGGACGAGCGCAAGGAGTCAAACTCGAAGCTGATGTCATCCATCTGACGGAGTTTACCAACATAGTAACCAACGAATTCGGATCCAATTTCAGGTGCCTCGGAGAAGTTAATCTTGTCAGAGAATGCGACGTAGGAATTGTTACCGCCAGGTGGTTGTAGGATACCGTTGACGAAGATGAGCATGTGACCAGCAGGATCTGGGAAGTATGCTTCACCATTACTGATCGTGAGATCAAACTGTGTCTGATCACCGTCGAAACCACGGAAGTAACGATCAACACGACCCTCAAGCGTGCGTGCCTTAGCAACTGCACCACCCCAACCATAGTCAGAGATGACAGACATGTTATCAACAAATGCACCCTGAGCATTTTCAACCCAGATAGTTGCAGTAATACCAGATTGCTCAATCGCTGCCACGCGCCCGTAGGATGTATATCCAGTGTCGGTGTAGGATGTAACGTTGGCATAAATGCTTGGGAAGTTAGATCCAAGGTCAAGTTTACCGATGTTGTTAGCAGGTTGAGTGACAGCGGAGATAGGTTCGCCAGTGCCAATATCACGCAAGTTACCGATAAAGAGTCGGTGAATCT